CCTGTGCCCCCACGAAAACCGTACGCAGGTGACAACAATCTGTGCTATAAAATAAGAAGAATCTAAATGAAAGGTGTGAATCAAAATGGATGATAAGATTTATAAGATTACTCTGTCCGATGAAACTGTTCTTGATAATTTGAGGTTGAACGGTAATAACTTTATATCTTCATCGGAAATCGATGAGTCCGTTTTTGACGGAAATTGTTCGATCGTAACAATCAACGATGGAGAAAAGGATGAAGTTCACATGAACATGGAACTTGTCCAGATTATCAAGGTCAATGACAAATATTGGTTTGTCTTGCGGGATGTTCCAGAAACCGAGATGGCCTTTGTTAAAATGCAGTCGGATATCGAATATGTTGCCATGATGTCTGAAATCGAACTATAAAAGGAGGAAACAGTTATGGAACATAGCAAGAATTACGGCAAGGTAAAACGCTACTACAATTTGGGTATGTGGAATGAAGTACGGGTTCGGAATGCAGTGAAAAAGAACTGGATTACGGAAGAAGAATTCAAAGAGATCACAGACAAGGATTATGCATGAGTGTTCTTGTGAGTGATCGGACTGAATCTAAATTCGAAGCAATTACATATTCCATCGAATTACATGATATGTTGATTGATTTCATGCAGCGTAGTTTCGGAGTGAAAGACTTGGATCAGCTTGTCCGAGTAAGATATGCTCACGGAAAGGATGCGACAGAAGATTTTTCAAGGTATAGATATTTGATGCTGAACTACAAAAATCGTATTGATCAGTTGGCTTCTATGCTGACCAGTAATGTTCGAGCAGCAAACTCTATCTATCCAACTACGCTACACGAGTATGAACAAAGAAGAGATTATCAGAATACAGCCATAGTAAACTGCGAGCAGCTTTTAAAAGAGCTGCAACGAATCGTTGAGATATTCGAAGTGGACGTTAATCTCTACAGTCGCTATGTTAAAGCTATCGACCGAGAAATCGGATTGATAAAGAAGTGGCGTCAACGAGATAACCGAATCAAGTCACAGTTAAGAGGGTAATGTCTAATTTATGCGTCGTTTCTTCGGCTAATTTCGCTAATGTGAACAACAATGGCAATACGAACTACAACAACGCTTCGAACTCTAATGGAGTTCGTCCGGATTCTCTGCCTAACCAACAGAGAAGGAGACATTGTCCTTTCCGAACGGATAAATAGCAAAGCCGGACGCAATTTACTACGGTAAGTATTGCTATCACGGTGAATGATTTATGAACTATGAGGAGATTATCTGTGACGCCAACAACTTGTATAGGGCTTACAAGGTTTCTGTCAAAACCAGCAAATGGAAGGAGACTACCCAGAAATTCATGCTGAATTTTCTTCGTTATATCTTTTCCATTCAAGATGATCTGATGAATCGGACCCTTCAAAATGGACCGACACAGGAATTCACGCTGTTTGAGAGAGGCCGAGTAAGACCTATTACTAGTATTCAAATTCGGGATCGCATTATTAGGCACGTCTTATGCGATGAAGTCTTGCTTCCGGAAGTGAAGAAGCATATTATCTACGATAATTGCGCCTCGATTAAAGGAAGAGGTATCTCCCACCAGCGGGACAGGTTCGAAGTTCATCTTCGTAAATACTATCGGTTGTATGGAAATGAAGGATGGATATTGTTCGGAGATTTTTCCAAATTTTATGACAATATCATTCACGAGATTGCCAAACGGGAACTCTTAAAGCTGTTTGATGACGATGAATTTATTGACTGGCTGCTGACACAGATTTTCGATGGATTCAAAATTGATGTTTCTTATATGACGGATGAGGAATACGCCAACTGTATATCCGATACCTTCAATAAGCTGGAGTATAGGAATATTCCAGAATCCAAGCTGACGGGCGAAAAATGGATGGAGAAATCGGTAAATATCGGCGACCAGCTATCACAAGTCATTGGGATTTATTATCCGTATCGGATTGATAATTACGTCAAGTATGTAAGAAGCCAGAAGTTCTACGGAAGATACATGGACGACTGGTACATCATGAATCCGAGCAAAGAAGAACTGATTGATTTGCTTGATAATATTCATCGGATTGCAGAAGAGTACGGAATTCATATCAATAAGAAGAAAACTCGAATTGTGAAGATTTCCAGCACTTATAAATTTCTGCAAATAAAATATAGACTAACAGATTCCGGAAGGGTAATCAAACGAATCAACCCAAAGCGGGTTACTACGATGCGAAGAAAGCTCAAGAAACTCGCTGGCAAAGTGAAGAATGGGGAGATTTCGTATGAAAACGTAGAGAATATGTTTCGAGGCTGGATGGGAGGCTTCTATAAGCTTTTGTCTAAAGAACAACGGAAAAATTTAATAGGTCTCTTTGAGAATTTATTTGAAAAGTCGATTAAGATTGTCGATAAGCGAATGATTATAACCGATAAAATCGAATAGACATGGAGGATGCTGGAATGGAACCATGGTTTCAAATGGCGGCGACGATTGTATGTGCAGTCGTCGCTTCTTCTGGTTTTTGGGCATATATCCAGAAGAAAAGTGAGAAAAAAGATGTGAGGACGCAGATGTTGATCGGTCTTGCCCACGATAGAATTATCTATCTGGGAATGTCCTACATCGAACGGGGATGGATCACGCAGGATGAATATGAAAATTTGCATGATTATCTCTATAAACCTTATGAAGAGATGGGTGGAAATGGCTCAGCTAAGAAAGTCATGCAGGAGATCAATAAATTGCCCATTCACAAATCAACCTATATTCAAGAAAATCAGTAGGAGGAATTAAAATGATGGAACAGATTATGAACTATGTGCAGCCTGAGTTAATCGTTGTAGCGATTGTTCTGTATTTCTGCGGCATGGGCCTGAAGCAGACACAGGCAATCAAGGACAAGTATATTCCATTGATTCTCGGTGCCGGCGGCATCGTTCTTTGCGGGATTTGGGTTATGGCTACTTGTCCCTTAGGGAGCGGTCAGGAGATTGCATTGGCTATATTTACCGCAATTGTTCAGGGAATTTTAATGGCTGGCCTCAGTACCTATGTAAATCAGATTATTAAACAGGCAAATAAAAATGAGTAACAACGAGGAGTTGCGGTAAACTGCTCTCTTTTTTTATTTTCAAAGAAAGGATGGAGAATATTGACTATCAATAAAGTAATCTACGGTGGACGGACGTTGATCGACCTGACTGGAGATACCGTAACCGCTGATAAGATTCTTTCCGGTTTTACCGCCCATGACAAAGGGGGTGAGTCGATTACAGGTACTTGTGAGTTTGATGTAGACTCATCCGATGCAACGGCTGCTGTTGCTGAAATCCTTCAGGGGAAGACGGCGTATGTACGAGGTCAGAAACTGACGGGAACCATGAAGAATAACGGAGCTGTGACAGGTACAATTTCTTCAAAGGATGAAGAGTACACCATTCCGCAGGGACATCACGATGGTTCTGGTAAAGTTGGGATTTCGGCAGCAGAAAAAGAGAAAATCATTCCGGATAATATTCGAGAGGGTATTACTCTGCTTGGTGTAGAAGGTTCTATGTCAGGTACGGAAGATGCCAAACCACAGGCAAAGACAGTTACACCTTCTACAAAGGAGCAGACAGTGCTTCCGGATTCTGAGGAAGGATATAACTACTTATCGCAGGTTACAGTCAAAGCAATCCCATATAACGAAAGCGAGAATCCCGCTGGAGGTACTACGGTAACTATCGGCTAGGAGGGAGGCTTAAATGGCTACAAATAAAGTCGTTTACAGCGGCAGAACCCTCATAGATTTGACTGGGGATACTGTGACAGAAGAAACTCTGCTAAGAGGTTATACGGCTCACAGAGCAGACGGGACGCAGATTGTGGGAACAGCATTTGCCGATTATCCGGAGCGATATTCGTTTCTTGACCCTCTTCAGGATTCAAATGGAGAAAAGATCCTTGATAATTCGAATAATGTACTACAGGGTGAAACGGTGTATAAAAAGGTGTAGAAATGTCGTTTACTTCTTGAATATTCCTATACTTTTGATAAAAGAATGGCTAAAAATCAAGGTTTCCTGTTTCCATTGAAGAAGCCTCTAAAGCTGGGAACTTCTAGTATAACG